AAAGGCTTGTGATGTATCATCCTTTGCTTTACTCGTATTCTTATAAGATCCCTTTACCGTAGGATATTTTAATACCACACCTACTTCATCCGTTAATTGGACCTTTGCGTTTTGTTTTACTTCCCCTTGTACTTCAACAGTGTTTAAATCCACCATTACTTCATTTGACGTCGAACAATCAGAGCATTTAATTTTAAGTTTCGATGTTTCACCAACAGATTTTGCTCTGAGTTTTAGAAACACGTACTCTAAATCAAATAATGCTAGCTTATCAACGTCAACTTGGCCTTCAGTACAAGCGGCCACTGTATCCCTTAATGCTCTTACCATTTGAGATTGGTCTTTCGTCTCAAATGCCATCATTAAAACTTTTTCTTCTTTTACTAAGTACGGTCTATATTCTACTGTCTGACCTGTACTCGGTATTTTCATGGTGTGCTTCGCAGACACCAACTTAGGTAATGCCATAATATTCTCCTATTATATAGAATAATAAATTAACCAAACAAACTTTTCACGCCTGAAGATGCGCGTGAAATCAAACTCTGTCCTCCAGATGAAGCTGCTTCATTCATGGTTCCACTCAATCCCGCTCCAAATATATTAGTCACTTTACCAGATAATTGACTGACTACACTTCCTAGCGATCCCTCGTAAGGTATCGTGATTGAATTCGCATTTGCAGTAATTTTACTGCGTATATCGCCAGTAATTGCTTGTAATACAGAAGACAATTCACCAGCTATTTGTCCTTTTAAACCTGCTAATATTGTTTCGGCTTGAGCACCAAGATCACCGAAAGGCGAGAATGGTACCGAAGGCATTAAAGGATTTGGAAAAGATATTGCATTTTTTAATTCAGCCAAAGATGTTGCCAAACTAAAATATGTTGAATTTGTTTTAAAATTTTCATATGTAAATGTAACACTTAATCGAATCACTTCGTTCTCAGAAGAATTTGATAACTCAATTGCTGATACCGTAATTGGAAAAGCGTTTTGCAATGTAGTCTTATAAACCATATTGCCTTTTAAATCTAAATTAGTTATAATAATATCAGAAGCGTATTGCTTTTTATAATAAACAACACCATCCTCATCATTAATAACAGACCGCATCCAGTTGTCCATCAACCTTTTAATATAAAAGTCGTTTGTTACTAAGAAATTCATAGTAACGTCGTCATTAATAAAAGAATATGGAGTCTTTGTTGCATGCTTCCATGTTGCGTGTTCATTTGTAGATATAGATCTACCAGGAAGAGATACTGATTCGCATATAGCATTTACTAAATAAATGTCCGGATTGACTGAAGCTGGACCAGTAAATGTAATAGCAAATAAATTTGTACGGGCTAAACCGCCACGTTCTGATATCTTTGCTTGTAAATCTGATATAGGGTTATCTAAAATCATGATAGAGCTCTTTGTCTAGAATCTTTCCAAATGGAACGCTTATTGGCTTTTCTAAATTGTTCGGTCGGAAGAAATACTGCAATTTCCCATTCATCGGCTGGCACCATAACAGGTGAAGCCTCTATGTGTTCATATAAGTATCTTTTAAAACATGGTGCAAACCATTTTAATTTAGAAGATGATTTCAATAATTGATATGATAATTTAAATCGTGTTGACTCATCATATTTTTTATTTGTTGTAATGTCCATTAACGCGTCTAACATTTTTGCTCTTAAAGCAGGCGGTAAGTAATGGAGATTTAATCCATAAAATCCTCCTGGAGCTGGTTCAACCATTATGGTTAATGGGAACGAATCATAATAAGGTAATGTTTCGCGTGTCTTTGGATCATAAAAATACATGTACATCGACCCAACCCGTGCACGGTTTCTTTTTACCATGTTTGGATCTCTTAATAACCCACGGCGATTGACGTTTCTTAAAGTTTTTAATTTGTCTTGAAACCAATCACGCGAAGCATCAGTTCTGAGTTTTACACCCGAACCAATCGCGTCTTTTTTATATTTGTCAAATATTGATTCTGCCATACATCTATTTATATGGCTAAGTGAGGAGTTTGATTCCTAATTTTTTAAGATGATTTTCTGTCCATATTTCAAAATGATAACCATAGTTCTCTGCATATTGGCTAGCAGCTTTCCATTTAGATTCATTCTTAACGTAGGTCATGACCTCATTAATATATTTCTTTGTTTGTCGAGCTGGTTTCTTAGGAGGTTTTGTCTGTGATTCAGGTTTAATTTCAACCAACACAATTCGACCATTTGAGAATTTAATTTTTAAATCAATAAAGTATCGATGGATTCGATTATCTGTTTTGCACCGATAAGGTATTACAGTTTCTTCGGAAGACCATGATACTACATCATCTCTTTCTTCACACCACCGAAAGCATTGCCTTTCCCATAATGATCGATACGTAACGTTTCGTATATCGCCATTATATTTTTCAGGCTTTTTAATTCTATATTTACCTTTGTAAGTTTTGGCCATAACCATATAAATAGATTAGAAAACTTAATTTTATTTATAGGTTAACAGTCAATGTCAGTCGATCTCATATATCCAGAAAATTTAGATGGTAATGCACCATTTATGAGAATTACTGCATCAAAAGCTGATTATGGCTCTGGTGGAGAAACGTTTGGAACAGTAACACTATATCATCCACAACAAGTATCATTCGCAGATGGTGCTTCATTCTCTACCTTTGATATGGGTCCATTGGGTTCTAATATTTTAGAAGGTATGAAAAACGGCGAATCGGCCGGTGAGATTGCTTCTCGAATGAACGAATCAGCATTTGGTGGTTCAGCTGATCCTGAATTATCAACTATGTTGGCCATGAAGATTGCACAAAATTCTGGTGCAGGCGCAATCGTGCCTGGTGCAGATCAACTTCAAAATATATATGGACAATCAAAAGGAAAGGCCGTAAATCCAAATACTGTAACTGCCTTTCAAAATATGGTATTAAGATCTTTTGCATTTAATTTTAAATTAGTTGCTGAAAATCCATTTGAAGCAGATGAAATTCGTAATATACAAAGATTCTTTCGTGCAACTATGTACGCAGAATCAGGCCAAGGGAATTATCTTTTAACTTATCCACATGTATTTGCAATTGAATTCTGTACAAAAGAAGGTAAACCGAATCCTTATTATCCTACAATATATCAAACGAATTTAGTTAATTTTACTACAAATTTTTCAGCTCCTACATCAATGCATTTTGAAGGTGGAGCTCCTCTTGAAGTTGATATGTCATTAACCTTTCAAGAAACTAAAGTTCTTACTCTTAACGATTTCAACGAAGCTGACATCGCTCTTATATAGGTATTTTCATGTTAAACTTTTTTAGATCATTTCCACTAAGAGAATATCAATTTCAAGACGAAACAAACGATAAAATTTTTATTGTTGATATATCTAAAAATGTAAGAGCGTTTTTAGATGAAATGGATAACCACACGTATTATTTGTGGGAAACAGTTTCTGACGGATCAAGACCCGATCAGTTATCGATGAAATTATATAAGACACCAAATTATTGGTGGACCTTTTTTGTAATTAATCCTCGATTAAATGATGGCCTTCATCAATGGCCAAAGAGTTCTCTTGAATTAGAAAATTATGTTACTTCTAAATATGGTAATCGTATAGCATTAACACCAATACAAAAATCTGGATCCGTTAATGATGTACATCTGATTTCAAACCGAAATACAGATATTATAATTGGTGAACAGGTTTTAGGTTTTGATTCAGGTGCTACAGGAGTTGTTGAAAAGGTAAACCATCAATTAAATCAGGTCATTGTAAAAGATGTAGTTGGCGAATTTTCAGATTCAGAATCAATTGGATTTATTACATCCACAATTGTATTTTCTTTTAACGCAGATCATAAAGTATTAATTCAATCTTACGAAGATGCTGTACATCATTATATAGATTCAGATGGTAACTGGATTGATCGTTTAAGATTTAATGAAGATGATGCAGAATTACCTGTTACTAATTTTGATTATGAATTAAAAGAAAACGATAATAAAATGGATTTAAAAGTTTTAAACGCTTCCGTGGTTGATGAGTTCGCTACTCGATATAAAAAGTTAATTAACTCATGACAATATCAAAAGGGTTACACCCCACTGACAACTCGGCTATTGAACCGAATTCCTTTCGTTTAGATGTTGTGATGGAATCAGCATCTGGTAAAGAAAGAGATATATCGAGCTTAGTTCAAACCTTTACCGTGTATGAATCAATCTTTCAGCAGCCGTTGATTGCTGAATTAGATATTGCAGATGGTTTATCTCTTTTTGAAGATATGAATATATCTGGCAATGAAAAGATATCCACGGTTGTACGTAAACAAAATACAAAAGATGAACCAATTCGAGATATACAAAACGATTGGTATGTCCTTGATATACCTTTATATGGTAAACCAAAGCCTGATTTAGCCACATATAAAATACGTTGCATATCACCATTAGGTTTAGTTGCTAAGTTTCGAAAAATATCTACATCGTTATCTGGATCATCAGCTGAGATTCTTCAAGAGCTTTATCGCCAAGTAGGCGCTGAATTAGAAATGCTTGACGATCAGACTCTTGGTGCTATGAAATTTATTTGTCCTAAGTTAACGTATGCAGATGCTATTGCATTTATATTAAAAAAATCAATGGCAGCAAACGGTGCGCCAATGTTTACTTATCAAAGGTTTGATGATTCTAAATATGTTTTAAACTCTTATAATAATATGATTACCTCTGAAGTATTAGATACTTATTGGCAAGGAACGTTTTATTCACACGAAGAGCAGACTGACGAATCATTTGAAGAAAAACGATTACGTATATTAGAAGCATCATCAAACCTTGGATTCTCTCCGTTTAAAAGCGTAAAAGGCGGATCATATGTAACACGTACACATCGTTTAGATTTATCAAATAAGGTATATGAAACGATTGATTATAACGCGTTTGAAGATGAACCAATTTTAATTGACGGATCCGAATCAGATTTAGTATGGGATAGAGATTTTTCTATATCAGGAGTCAGTCCATTAGATTTAAAAGAGTCATATAATATTTTTATCAATCAAAACAATTTAGCGATGGTTGATGATGACCATGTAAATGTACATGGATTTGGCTCTTATAAAATGGCATATAAACATTCAGTATATTCAAACCTAGAACAAATAGAGCATACACTCAAATTAAATGGTGATACACGTTTAATGCCAGGAACCGTGATTGAAATTTTATTTCCAAAGTCTGGTCAAGTTGATGGAGCCGGTAGAGAATCAGATGAAATGTTATCAGGTCGATATTTAATTGTATCGTCAACACACCAATTCGATCAAACTGGTTATTATACGCGATTGAAAATACGTAGAGACTCGGTGCATAAACGATGAATAATTTTATGGATACAAAATTCGCATGGTTTCATGGTGTTGTTGAAGACCGCGCGGACCCTTTATATTTAAATCGAGTAAGAGTAAGATGTTATGGTTACCATACCGCAGATAAAGCATTATTGCCAACAGAAGATCTACCTTGGGCTACAATACTTTTACCAACTACAGAATCT